CGCTGCTGCTCTTGAACTTGGCATTGCACACAAGACAAAAGCTCAGCTCCAGATGGAAAGGGCAGCGAATAATCCAGCGCCACTACCCGCCAATGTTGACCCTGAGACTGGCGAGATACTTGACAGCACCCCTGAGACTCCTGCGCCGAAAAAACAAAGCAAGGAGCCTGACCGTCCTTTTACTCCTTTGGGCTTTGACCACGGTGTTTACTACTACCTCGCGTCAGGCACCCAACAGGTCACAGGTCTTACGGCCAGCCAGCATTCAAAGGCGAACCTGATCCAGCTCGCTCCACTGCAATACTGGGAGCGTGAATTTCCAGCCAAGAAGGGCGCTGAATGGGACGTGGCCATGAACACCCTCATGCGTCAGTGCGAAGCCCGTGGCGTGTTCTCTCCGTCGATCCTGCGCGGTCGTGGAGCGTGGTACGACGATGGCCGTGTGATGGTTCACCTTGGCGATCAGGTGATGGTCGATAACGACCCATTCAAACCCGGTCGTGTGCCCTCTCGCTTCGTGTACGAGGCTCGCTTGGCCATGCGTGCAGACGTGAGTAACCCGCTCACCGCGCAAGAGGCTCAGAAGTACGTCAAGCTGCTTGAGATGGCCGCATGGGAGAAACCCATCTACGCCACGTTCGCGGCAGGCTGGTGTGCTGTTGCGCACATCGGTGGCGTGCTGACGTGGAGGCCGCATATCTGGGTCGTGGGTCGTCGCGGCTCAGGCAAGACTCATGTGATGTCCAAGATGATACGTCCGGTGCTGGGTGATAACCTGCTGCACGCTCAGGGCGACACATCCGAAGCTGGCCTGCGTCAGTCGCTTGGCATCGACTCGTTGCCAGTCTTGTTCGACGAAGCTGAAGGGCCAGACCAGCGCTCCAACGAGCGCGTGCAAAACGTGCTCTCACTGGTGCGCCAATCCAGCTCGGAGACGGGCGGCAAGATTCTCAAGGGAACGATCAGCGGTCGATCAATGGAGTTCGCCATTCGCTCGTGCTTCGCGTTCAGCTCCATCAACGCGAACATCATGCAGCAGTCCGACCGCTCGCGTGTCACGGTGCTGGAGCTGAATCAGGAGCACGGCAAGCACTCGTTCGCTGACATCCTGAAGGCTGAAGCTGACCTGCTCTCAGACGAGTACGTTCAACGCTTCTACGCTCGCTCACTGGCGATGGCCTCGACCATTCGGCACAACGCTGAAGCATTCGCAGCAGCAGCAGCTACCGTGCTCGGTGAACAGCGTGCAGGCGATCAGATCGGCACGTTGTTGGCTGGCGCTTTCTCACTGGAGTCCGACGCTCTGGTGACGGCTGCTGAGGCTGAAGCATGGGTGGCCAAGCGTGACTGGACTGAGCAGCGTGAAGAGGCTCACAGCCAGTCCGATGAGAAGATGCTGTGGAAGTACCTGCTTGAGCGTCGTGTCAGCGTCAATACGAGCCGTGGCCGTGAGGACATTCAGGTAGGCAAGCTCATTCACTACGGATGCGGTGGCAGCAGCGCCTACTCACCGATCAGTGTGGACGATGCGCAGAAGGTGCTTCTCACCATCGGCATGAGGATCGGTATCGAGCAGCAGTCCGTGCTCGTGTCCAACAGCCATTCGCGCATCAAGGAGATGCTGGAGGGTACCGCGTGGGCACACAACTGGTCACGCGTTCTCAAGCGTTTGCCCAAGGCAGAAGCCAGCAACAGCGCGATCTACTTCGGGTTCAAGGGTTCGGAGTCGCGTGCAGTACAGGTACAGATCGACGTGGACATGATGGAGTAATCACTTGCTCTACTAGGGAAAACCCCTAGTAAAAACATCAATTCATTGCGTTATAGTTAAACCATCAACAACTTTTTTGGAGATTTAATGAGTTACTACCAAACATTGAAGCAACTGACAGACTCCATAACGGACAATGTTAGACACCTTGAGATGCTTCAGAAGTATCGTGAGCGTTACCTTAACTCCGCTTCTGGCAACCACATATTGATTGCGAACGTCGCGGTCAAAATGTTCATCGACGGGAAGCCAAACCCAGCGATTGACTCTATTCGCATGGCGTTCATTGAAACATACGATGAGCACATACTTGCCGTGAAGGATCAGATCGAGAAGATGCGCTCACAAATCAAGATGATGGACGGCGAGGTGGGCAATGGAAATCCATGAGAGCTTAGTTCGCAAAGGACTTAAAGCAATTCAAACGTCGGGTGAGCCAAATGAGTTCTCACCCGTGTGGACGAACAATCTGCCAATGTCATTCGAGTCGCTGGTGGATGAGTATGGGCTGTCTATGAAGTGGCTGAAAAATGTTGGCCGTTACTTTGTCTACAAACCCGGAAAGGCTTACAAATGATCCTTAAATTGAAATTCGCAACGCTGATGGGCCTCAGAGCATTCAAGGTGACATGGAAAACCATGCGCATCATCAGTCTTTGCAAGGGCGATACACTGACGGTCAATTACTCAGTCGAACTGACGATGGAGCTGTGATGACACCTGAAGAGAAACAAGAACTTCTCGAAGTGCTCCACATCGGAGCGATCAACTATCCCGAGGGCTGCAAGGATCGACTGAGGATTGAAGCTCTCATTGAAAAACTTGGAGGCAATATGCCAGTGCGCAACCCGTTCGAGATTCGATCCACCATCGACTTCAGCGACCTTCAGGCCAGCGCAAAGCGCAAAGCCAAGGCCACCGTTGCACGCGAGAAGCGGCTGCGTGCAGGCACTGACTTCAACAAGAACATCTTGGCTCAGAGCAAGCCAGTGCAGGAGCCAAAATGAGCAAGTGGCTACCCATCGTGTTTCTCGTGGCCTGCGGCATCTACTACCTGTGGCTGCTCGCTGACCACATCGACAACATCTTTCACAACGACGACGAGAGCTTGTGATGCTGAAGATCAATCTCAGTCAGGACATCGACCAGCTTGCCGCCAAGCTGGATATGTTGGGGAGCAAGCAGCTCCCCTTTTCCGTTGCGCTGACGATGACCCGATTGGCGATGGAGTCGCAGCAGGAGATCATTCGAGAACTGCCTGATCGCTTCACGCTTCGCAATAGCCGCACGGCTCAGGGCGTTCGCTATGAACAAGCGACGAAAGCCAATCTCACTTCGCGCGTCTATGACATTGACTACTATATGCTCAAGCAGGAATTTGGCGGCAAGCAGGTGAACATCGGTGGCAAAAAGTACCTTGCTGTGCCAATGCCAAGAATTCGCGTGACTGAGCGCGATCTAATCCGTGCGGTTGACCAGATCGAGAACCTTGGCCCTATCAAGCGGCCCGATCAGGCTGGGATACCCGGTGGCAAGGCATTCATCATTGATGCCAAGGATGGCCGCAAATACATCGCTGTGCGTGACAGGCCGGGTAGGCGGCTCAAGAACGGCAACAGTGCTGGCATTCGGCTCATCTGGGTGCTTAAAGCAGCCACGAAGTACAACGACAGGTTCGAGATGGGCAAGACCGTTCAGGGCGTGGTCAGAAAGCGTTTGCAGGCCATTTTCGAGCAGGCAATCAAAGATGCTATGGCCAGCGCAAAGCGGTGATCGCGAATTGAAGACGGCAGCGCTAGCGCTAGCGCTCTAGTACCTAAATATTTCAATTCAGAATTTCAGTTTGCGGGAAGCAACACAGGGCTGGGAATACCTCAGCCCTGTTTTTTCGTGGGCACCCCCGAAACGGGCCGAAACTGGCGAAAAAATTTTCAAAGCAAAAAGCGTGCCAATTTTTACGCAAGCAAAAAGCGTGCCAGCACAAAACTGCGGCAAGCAAAAAGCGTGCCCGTGTAGCGCGTTTTCAAAAAATGGCAAGCAAAAAGCCCACGCGCATAAAATCGGCGCATGGGATGCCCTGAAGCCCTAAGTATTCATTTTTTACATGGTCAGTCTTTCCCCTTTTTTACCCATTTATCAGAATAGCCCAAAGAATAGGCAAAGTGTCAACTAGGGAAAACCCCTAGAAAATAATTGACGCAAAGTTAAAAAATTGGCGTATAGTTCAGGGTATCAACAAACGAAAGGGGCTACACGATGGACAATGACGAATTTTTTAAGATTGTGCGGGGGCTTGTTATGTTTGCCGCGCTGGGTTGCTTTGGTGTTATTTTGCTGGGCTTGTTGCTGGGCCTAGTGCCCCGCGTTTTCGGTGGACTTTCGGCAGTTTCAACGCTTGCCGTGGGCATGGTTGCCGCGTGGAATTTGTAATTTTTTCAATCAATCAATTTTTTAAGGGGTTCAAAATGGCTAATGAATATTTTGTTAAGACTGCACGCGGCGAAGTTTTCAAGACTTTGCATCCTGAATATCATAAAGAATGCGAAGTTATGCCGCACGCTGAAGGCAAACGCGTTTACACCGAACAAATTAAAGCGGGCTTAAAAAAGTCACTAAAGAACGGTACCCGCGTTTATACGTCAATCCGTAGCGTGTCTAAGTCTGGAATGTCGCGCACGATGCGGGTTTATATCGTGGGCAAGGATAAGCAAATTTCAAACATTACTTACAGTGTTTCGCAGGTTTTGGGGTGGACTCTCACGAATGAGGGGGTACGCGTGGGTGGTTGCGGTATGGATATGGGTTTTCACCTTGTTTATTCTTTGTCGCGCACACTTTACCCGAAGGGCAACAAAGCCAATAAAGACGGTGGATATATTCTTAAACATGAATGGATTTAAGGGGTAGAAAATGTCAAAAATTGCAAAACTAGATGCCGTTATGTTAATTCTTACTGATGCGCGTGGAATATACATACCCCGCGATTTTATAACCGATGAATTTAATGAAATAGATATAGAACATTGTGAAGCGTGGGGTTTAACTGAAGAAAATAAAAAAGAATGGCAAGATGCCAAAAATCCCGAATCTGAATGGTACTGGGAAGCATGGACATGGATATTGTCTAACGCAAAGCATACCACTAAAGACGGTGATATATACACTTTGTATCAAGACGGTGATTTATGGGGCTTATGTGTCGAACGAATGACAAACGAAGAAAAAACAAATTTTGGGTTTGATGAATAAGGGGTAAAAAATGAAGCAAGCATACACAATAAAAAGCCTTCACGCGGCAATGCAAAACGATTTAACGATGTGTAACTCTAATTTTGAGCGCGGCATGGTTAAGGCGGTATGCGGTAAAGAAATTAGAGAAAAGGCGCAAGCGCTCGCAGCGGCGGGCAAATTATCGGCAAATGACGCACGCATTGCGGCAGAATTTGGATTCAGGGGTAAAAAATGAAAACAGATTTTAAAGTCTACAAAAAGAAAATTCACGTTTTTATGCGTCAAAACTCTAACACTCAAAGCGAGCATAAAGCCGGTTTAATTTATATGCACTCTACCAATGCTTACAAAACGTGCTGGGATGCGGTAGCAGGGGCTAAAGCCTTACATCCTGAATTTGAATTTGTCGCTAACTTCGCAAAGGATTAAAAATGTCACGTTACACAATTACAAAAGAATTTGTAGGGGCTCCCACTGCCCACTATGTCGCCCGATTCTGTGGCGATTTTATAGGCTCTCACCGTTTCAAGTGCGAAGCCGTCGAGATTATGAAAACGCACGCAAACGAGACACGGCCAAAAATCACGGCGCATAGACCGCCTACACCTAGTGAAATACGTTTCGGACACGGTGCAACGCATTACGCCGACTTTGATTATGGCAATTTCCTGCGAGACAATGGCGAGCTGAAAATCCGCATAAAATCGAATTGTGATGGGCTGACTTATTCAAGGCGCTAACATGAAACAAACCGACAATTTTTATATTGAATTAGGCCGAAAGTATGAAAACGGCAAAACGGCGGGCGATACTTTGCGCCATTACTTAGAGAAAGAGAAAGTACATGACCGCGCCGATTGTCGAAGATTGATAGACCAAGGAAGGCGAGAAGCCCACACAATCAAGCCCCAATAAGGGGCTTTTTTATTGCCTTTTCTACAATGTGTGGCCGTGTAGCGTTAGAACGGTCAGAAAAAAAGCCTTACAAATCAACAAGTTAACGCGTTTAACGCTCTAACGCGAAAAACATAATATTTATATTAAATACACACACAATAGAACAAAGTAAAAAAACCTCATATATATATATTTATTTTAATGTTAGATTGTTAGATTGTTAGAACCCGCACGGCGCAAGGCTTTAAGCGCTAACGCGTTTCTAGCATTCCCCGCGCTATCGTTAGAGTGCACCAAAGCGCTACACGCACACGCCGCGCACGGGCCGCAATAGCCCACAAACACGCGCACAAAATCGCCCGCGTCTGCACATACTGGCCACGCCTTGCAGCGTGTCGCTTGCGTGTCTGACTTAGCATACACACGGCACATAATGCCGCGCCAATTCCCGGCGTTTTGAGGCGTTATTTTTTCTCATGCTACCCCCCCCACACCTTGCCGCTCAAACGCGCCACGCGTGCCCGTTTTCACGCCTTGGCGGTGGATGCCGTGAAGCATTCCAGCATCGGTTAAAAGGTACTCCCGACCCCACCCCATCCCTCGGGGGTCATGCGGACGCGCGAAAAAAATCTAGTCAAAAACCGTAAACTTGGTTTATCGAATGGTTTACACTACGACCTATGCCGCGAATACTTCGGGGCTGAAAAATCCACCAAGTCGTTGATAGCAAAGAGAATTTTTGGGTTTATGGCATTCATTAGCATGAACAAGTACGCGCAGCTCCGTGGCGTTTCTGCTATGGCTGTGTCGAAGGCCGTGAAGTCAGGACGACTTGTGCGAAGTGTTTTGCGTGATGCCGAAGGTAAGCCGAAAGGTATAGACCCGGACGTTGCTGACATCGAGTGGACTCGCAACACAAACCCGGTTCATGGCGGTAAGCGCGAGGTGGAATCGACCCCAGCGCCAGCGGCTCCCAAACCTGAGCCGAAAGTCCACCGGGTCAAGGATGAAGCGGCTCATGCGACCGCCATTGAGGTCGATGCCGTCACCAACACCCTGAACAGCTCGCGTGCCAAACACGAAACTTACAAGGCTGAGCTGGCCAGACTCGAATTTGAGAAGCAGTCCGGCATCTTGGTTGAGGCTGAGGCTGTCCGAAAGCAGGCATTCATCACCGCTCGCCGCGTGCGAGACGGGATGCTCAACATTCCCGACCGAATTTCACAGGAGTTGGCTGGGATGGCTGACGCTTTCCTGATCCACCAGCGCATAGCAGAGGAAATCAGGCTTGTCCTCAACGAGATGGCCGATATGGAGCGCGACGAAGGGGTGCAGGAGGCCGAAAGTGCCTAGTTCCCAAGCCATTTTCCTCGAAGGGTTCTCGACTGGGCTGCGTCCAGACCCTGATTTTCTGGTCAGTGAGTGGGCCGACGAACGCCGAATGCTGAGCCAAAAGGCTTCTGCCGAACCGGGGCGCTGGCGAACCGACCGCACACCGTACCTGCGTGACATCATGGACGATCTTTCGCCCTCCAGCCCGGTTCAGACAGTCGTTTTCATGGCTGGTGCGCAGGTCGGCAAGACCGAGTGCGGCAACAACTGGATCGGCTTCGTGGTCGATCACGCACCGGGGCCGATGATGATGGTTCAGCCGACCGTGGACACGGCCAAGCGCGTCTCCAAGCAGCGTTTGGCCCCCATGATCGAAGAGACACCCGTGCTGCGCAAGCGCATTACCGAGAACAAGTCCCGCGACAGCTCGAACACGCAGATGGTCAAGGAATTTGAGGGTGGTGTGCTCATCCTGACGGGCGCGAACAGCGCCGTGGGCCTGCGCTCCATGCCAATCCGGTACCTGATGCTCGATGAGGTGGACGGGTACCCGATGGACGTGGACGGTGAAGGCGACCCGGTGGCTCTGGCCGAGCGCCGGACGACGACTTTTGCGCGGCGCAAGATTTACAAGTGCTCCACCCCCACCGAAAAGGGGATGTCGCGCATCGAACGCGACTACCTTGACAGCGACCAGCGCAAGTATTTCGTTCCGTGTCCACACTGCGGCGAGCATCAGTTCCTGAAGTGGGCGAACATCAAGTGGGACGACGGCGACCCGAGCACCGCACGCTACGCCTGCGAGCACTGCGGCAAACTGATCGAAGAGCGGTACAAGACCGAGATGCTGGTCAAGGGAGAATGGCGACCCACCCGCGACTACGTTGGCCGCACCCGTGGGTACCACCTCTCCAGCTTGTACTCACCCGTGGGGTGGAAGTCATGGGCCGAGATCGTGGCCGAGTTCCTGAAGGCCAAGAACGACC